AAGCAATATACTTTGGAGGATTTCTTTGGTTGAGTTACCCGATAAGAAATATAGTGTGATATATGCTGATCCACCGTGGTACTTCAAAAACTACTCGAAGAAGGGTGAAGATAAAAACCCAAATCAGCATTACCAGTGTATGTCTATTGATGATATTTGTAATCTACCTATTGCTAACTTAGCAGACAAGAATTGTACATTATTGATGTGGGTGGTAGATCCATTATTACAAGAAGCATTTAAGGTAATTGAAGCATGGGGATTTAAGTATAAGACTGTTGGTTTCACTTGGGCTAAAGCTAATAAGACTTCACTTGGTTTCTTCACTGGTCTTGGTTATTGGACTAGAAGTAATCCAGAGATGTGTTTACTTGCTACTAAAGGCAAACCACAAAGAAAATCTAAATCAGTGAGACAATTAGTTATAAGTAAAAGAAGGGAACATAGTAGAAAGCCTGATGAGATATACAGTGGTATAGAGACATTATTAGACGGCCCCTATCTAGAACTATTTGCTCGTAATACACGACAAGGATGGGATAGTTGGGGGAATCAAACAGAAAAGTACGGAGAGAAGAATGAGTAAATGGGACGATATGGATATGACTGGATGGGTATCTGGTCTAACCGCAGTAGACGAAGATACTTATAGAAAGAAAGTTGTAGACGAAGAAACAGCCTCCCAAGCAGATAGACCAGCATTAGCTGCTAAAGAAGACTTGGGTCTATTAGAACGTAGACTAGAAACTAAACTTGACAGTATTAAAAATGTAGAAAAAAAGATCGATACATTACTTAGTTTGATATATGATAATGAAAATATTGTAGAAGAGAGGAAGCAATTAGCAGATTCTGTAGCCAATAAAAAGGTAAATGAGATGGCTAAGATTGTTATGCCTTTGTTGGGTAGTTTGTATCGTACACAAAATCAACGTTATGTGGATTGGCCAAACCGTGGTCCTATCATTGAAAAACAAATGGAAAAGGTAGAAGCAATCTTAGACGGATCGTTCTTCGAATGAAAGCACCAATCGTCACCTACGTTAAATCTGATGACCCATGGGTGAAGATTTTTGTTGACTTCTTACGTCCTTTGTGCGATAATAATGAGTTGGAATTAGAAAGGTTAATTGAGATAACTGGATGGGATCCATTGAAAACTCCATGGGGTCCTAATTTACCATTCTACTACTTACACAAATCGAATCAGAAAACTTATATAATCTTAAAAGAGGGTAAAGATATTGGATAATTATTTTAAAAATATGGTGAAGGCACTCAATGATGACAATACGCATCTTCTTTCTGAGGGTGGTAATTCCGCTGAGTTTACTGGCTGGCTTGATACTGGCTCTTACGTTCTTAATGCTCTTGTCAGCGGCAGTTTGTACGGCGGTATTCCTAATAACAAAATTACAGCACTTGCGGGAGACCAAGCTACTGGGAAAACTTTCTTTGCTTTAGGAATGGTTGGTAATTTCTTAAACAAAGATAAGGAGTCTGGCGTAATGTATTATGATACAGAAGCCGCCGTGACTCAAGAAATGATGACTAGCCGTGGTATTGATATTAATAGACTGGTCGTCTCAGAACCAGAAACTGTACAACAATTCCGACACCTAACACTACAGGCTCTTAATAGGTATATCGAGCATAAGACAGACGCGCCTCCTATGATGATGGTGTTAGATTCGTTGGGTCAACTATCTACTACAAAAGAAGTAGATGATACAGCCCAGGGTTTAGAAACTAAAGATATGACTAGGGCCCAGATTATCAAAGGCACATTCCGTGTTCTAGGGCTAAAACTTGCCCGTGCTAAAGTGCCTATGATTATTACCAATCACACTTATGCTTCAATGGGATTGTATCCTACTAAAGAGATGTCTGGTGGTTCTGGACTAAAATACACCGCTTCTACCATTTTAATGTTATCAAAGAAAATTGATAAGGATGTTGGAAAGGACGAAGGCAATCTTATTAAAGTAGTTGCTGAAAAGTCTAGGTTCACTAAAGAAAAGAAGATTGTTGAAGTACGACTATCTTATGATACAGGTCTTGATCGGTATTATGGTCTACTTGATTTAGCTGAGAAGTATGAAATCATTAAGAAGGTATCAACCCGATATGAGATGCCTGATGGTTCGAAACATTTTGGTAAAGCTATCAATAACGACCCAGAAAGGTTCTATACTGAGGATATCATGCATCGGCTAGATATTGCTGCTGGAGTTGAGTATAAGTATGGTGGCCACTCCAACGAAGTAGAAGAAGTAGAGGAGTTGGTAAATGTCGAAGATTGATTTAGAAAGTTTTGCCGAGTTTACCGATATGTATGAATTCGTAGATGAATTGTATGAAGAAGCTTCAACCATACCAATTCGCTTGACAGACGAGAAATACTATGCTACAATACTTAAATACGATACAATAGATCTTAAAGAAGTAGGCGATGATGATACTGCTACGCTAAAGTTTAAATTTAATTTCATTGAGAATCCACATGAACTAGAAGAAGATGATGAAGAGTTCAATAAACATATCGGCGATCTACTAGTTAATATCATCATTAACACTTTAAATGGGAATGAAAATGCGGTTAGAAACAACGATCTTGAGTCAACTACTTCACAATGATGATTATTGTAGGAAAGCCATTCCCTTCCTAAAAGAAGAATATTTCCATGAAGAAACAGAAAGGATCTTGTATACTACTATTCAGAACCATCTGAATGATTACAACACTCTACCCACTACAGAAATATTAAGCATCACTATTAATCAATCTGTGTGGAAAAATCAAGAAGATGTGTTTGATAATGTGATCGAATACATTGATAATCTGAATGATAACGAAATAGATAATGTTTGGTTACTTGAGAAAACAGAAAAGTTTTGTCAAGAAAAATCTGTGTATAATGCTATTATGGAATCTATTCAGATTATCGATGGCAAAGATAAAGATAAGACTACAGGCGCTATCCCAGAGATATTGTCTAAAGCTTTATCAGTTAGTTTTGATAATCATATCGGACATGATTGGATTGAAGACTTTTCAGAACGATACGACTTCTATCATAAGACAGAGAACCGAGTACCGTTTGATTTAGAATATCTTAATCTCATTACGAAAGGGGGTTTACCACAGAAGACTCTATCGTGTATTCTTGCAGGTACTGGCGTAGGTAAATCGTTGGCCATGTGTCACTTTGCGGCAAGCAATCTGATGGACAATAAGAGGGTACTCTACATAACATTAGAAATGGCAGAAGAAAGGATTGCCGAACGTATCGATGCTAATCTATTAGATGTGTCTTTGAAAGATTTAGAAAATCTACCTAAAACTTCTTATGTTAAAAAAGTAGAACGTATTCGTGATAAGACTGAAGGTAGATTGATTATTAAAGAGTATCCTACCGCTACTGCTGGCGCTGGTCATTTTCGACATCTTATGAACGAACTTCGTTTGAAAAGAAACTTCGTGCCAGATATTGTTTATATCGATTATCTAAATATCTGTTCCTCTATGAGACTGAAATATGGAGCCAATGTGAATAGCTACACCTATATCAAGTCTATTGCGGAAGAAATACGTGGGTTAGCAGTTGAGAAGAATATTCCGATTGTTACAGCCACTCAAACTACTAGATCTGGATTTAGCAACTCAGATCCAGGGCTTGAAGACACTTCAGAGTCTTTCGGCCTACCTGCTACTGTAGACTTAATGTTGGCTTTAGTATCTTCTGAAGAGCTAGAGGGTTTAAATCAGATTATGATTAAGCAATTGAAGAATCGATTTAATGATCCTGTAGCCAACAAAAGGTTTGTAGTGGGTGTTGATAGAGCTAAGATGAGATTGTATGATGTAGAAAATAGCGCACAAGAGGAGTTGATCCATGACGTTCCCGTTATGAATAAGACTGAGTTTGGTGACCGATACGAGAATGATACTAAGAAAAAATTTGCAACATTGAGGTGAAATATGTACGTTTTCGAAGATACTAATGGTTCTTTTCAAATTCGAGAGATGAGTGGCAATTATAATGAAAATTTGGTCGTTGCTATTTTTGATAATGTTGATAGGGCGCGGGCCACGTTTCGTAGTCTTAAACGAGGCACTGGCTTCCAAGGACAGACTCCAAAGTTTTTTTGTCCGGTCTCTTATTCTGGTAATTTAGCTCTTGACACAGAGCCCGAAATAGAGTAATATATATAAATATGTGAAGGAGTATAGAACATGTATGGCGACTATAACAAGATCATTAAAGCCCTTTCCGAATCTACCGGTAGGGGTCGCGGCCGTAATCTAGACGACTACGATATCGTAGAACGAGCCTCGTTGCTTTCTATGACACCACGATGGGAAGTCAAACGTATCTATGATAGTCTTTTACGAGAACGTAAAGAGAAACAACGGAAGATTTATTCATGAAACAAGCCTTCTTAGAACGCAGCTCACTAGAAGAAAAGGAGGTGTGGAATCTAATCACTCTACATATCAATGATGATGATAAAGAATCTACCGAAGTAACTTCATATGCTACCAAATTCCAAGCAGAACAAGCTAGAATTTTTTTCCTAGAAAACGAATTTAAATGATATCAATATTTTGGTTGGTTCCGGTTATGTGGGCAGAGGTTTCTGCAACTGCGGGTTTGTTTGCAGAAAGCGCGGTCTTGATGTCAGAAGGCTCGTTTCTGATGCGATATCTTGCATATTAACATGTGGGTTGGAGATTATCCAAAATAATGCTTGACTCTTCCTTTGTTGTTTGCTATAATAACTATACTGAAACAGCGAAAGAGACCAGAACAATGTCAGTACCAGCAGTCTACACCCTTAATGCTCCAAGTTTCAATAGCAATTTGACGAGCTTAAAGAAGTCCTTCAATTTCGTCATTCGCCGTATGAAGCATCTCTCTAAGAATCGTCTTACCGTCACCCTCCGCTTCGAAAATGAAGTAGCTAAGATCAAGTACGAAAATTATCTTTACCGTCAAGCAGATTATTGAAAATACCGCTTGACAAGTCCCTAGTTCTTTGCTATAATAACTATACTGAAACAACGAAAGAGAATCTTATGAATATGTCTAGCTCCCAGTACCAGACTGCCCTAGCCCTCAACGAGTTTCTTGAAGCCAAAGAGAATCTTGATTTTGAAGCCGCTCTTAAAGAGCATGATTTGACTCTAGCCGAACTTCTAGCCCACGACCTTAGCGAACTGCGATAATCATTATGTACGAAGTGACCGATGCCAAGCTTGCTACCGAGTTCAAATTGATGAATGAACGATTCTTCGATGCTGTTCTTGAGTTTGATGCCCTTGAAGTCGATGATCTCGACACCGAATGGGGGTTCTGTGTTGATGATGACGACGAATGGGTTCTTGGTGTAACCCGTGAATTCCCTACTAAGAAAGCCTTCCACGAGACACTCCTACATGAAATGACTCATCTGTTTCAATTGAATGCTGATATACCAGTTGACCACGATAGTGTATTTTTCAGTTGGTGTGACGTATTTTTAAAAGAAGGTTTCGATGTAGATTAGAATAAATAAAAAGAAAGAATTAGAGGAAACACTATGAAGAAATTTTTAATTGGTATTGCAGTCGGCGGAATGATGCTAACTTCAGTTAGTGTTGAAGCCGCTCAAAATCAGAAAAACCACCGCAATAATGATTGGGTAGCACCTTTGGTTATCGGTTCGATGATTGGGATCATTATGAATAATGCCGCTAATCAAAATGTCCATCATGAGCGTCGGCGGGGATTTCGCCACCACCCAAGATATCCACGATATCTACCAATCGACCGGCCCAGGTTTGAACGT